CACTCTGGGCATACAAGCAAGTCGTAGTTCTTGGTCTTGATGATTTCCTTGCGCAAAAACTTGAGCTTGAACCGCTGGTCGCAACGGTCGCACTGGGCGATTGCCCATTTGCCGCTGGCGAACCGATTACCCATTATGTACCTCCAATATATTGCTGTCTGGGCACGAACCGGATCGCAGCTTTCTCGTGATCTTCATACGCTGCTAGTTCCCAAGCCTCGTCATACTGGGCCTTCAAAAACTGGAGGCGCTCAGCGCCTTGGGGAATCTTGCCAGCGATGTAGTACGACAGGCCAGCGGCCATGCAGGGAATGAACCTGAACGGAACATCCATCACGTTCACACCGCCACCAGCGTCTTGGGTGCGGCGCAGTCGCCAGTACACAAATTGGTACGGCTGCGCATTGTCAGGGGTTGGCCAAACGGTCACGGCTGGCAGGTTTTGAACGGAGACATTTGCCCCAGTCAGGTGGGTTGCTGCTGTGGTGCCATTCTGCCCACGGAAACAATTATTGAGCGTATTACCGTCGATATAACCATAATTGATGGTTTCTGAGCCTATCTGCACAAAGCCTAAAGCAGGCATACCAGCGGTAGAAGTCACCGTGATTGTGGTCGCAGTGGCTGAAATGCCGCCATTCAACGTGGTAATCGGGGCCGCAGTCTGGCCATCCAGCCGCTGTATCCATACCTGAATTGGGCGGGCCTGCTGAAGTTTGTTAGGGAGAGTAGCGTAGGTAGAAACACTAATACGGGTGATGGTCAAGTCAGCCTGATTGGAGGTGTTGTTGGCTTGCGTGCGGATGACGTGTTCAATCAAGTCCACGGTGTCGTTGGGCAGGGCATAGGTGCTTTGGCCCGGAACCAAGTCAATGACCCCTGTCTCAATCGTCCACATGTTGATGCCACGGTTGGCCCACTCAGCGAACATGATGTTGAGACTACGGCGTGCAGTACGCAGGTCATAGCCCGTGCGCAGCTCGCCCCCAGCGCGTTCAAACGCCTCCTCGACGAGTTCAGTCAGGTCGAGGTTAAATGATGCGGAGCCGGAGGTTGTTGCCATTATCTAAACCCTGCCGTTTTCTTTGCGATGTTTTTGGGTTGTGCCACAAACTGCTTACCCGCCGCCTTACCTTTGCGCTTGGCTTTGGTTGTAGCAGCGTACTCAGCAGGGGACAAAGACTTGATGGCAGCTTCTGGCAAATACCGTTCGCCCGTTTTGGACGAAGGCTTCCCCGACTTGGTACGCCATTTCTGGTCGCCCCAATTTTTAAGGGAAGTCTGCGGCGCTTTCAATCTCTGTAACCCCCACCTGCTGCCTTGTACTTCTTGGCTACAAGCTGCGCCTTACGTGCTGACCACTGGCCAGCTCCAGTACCGTGAGTCGCCGCCGCTTTAACCTGAGACACAATCCGCTTACGCAGACTAGGCTTGGTGTAATTACCGGCGGCGTTGACCTTCCCACCGTCCGCATACTCGGTGAAGTCAGTGTCGTCCCGACGTGCCTTACGTTTGGCCCCGGGCATCTTGGAGGGGCGTATAGCCCCCATGCCACGAGAGGCCATCATTTGATGATCGTCCCACGAGTTTTACCGCGCTGAGCACAGCCATCTGCACGGCTGGAAGCTGAACCACCTGCGGCAAACTTCTTGCCCATGTCCTTTTTGGTGGTGGGCGCTTCAGCAGCTTTGGCAGCAGCTTTCTTATCCGCAATTTCTTGTAGAACTTCCGCAGGAGCAGGCGCATCAGTACCGCCAGTCTTGGCTTCTTTGCGGTACTTTTCTGCCTTTTTATCGTCTTCAGTCATGGTTCACCTTAATACATCTTGCATTTGGTTTTGCCGCGAGAAGCGATGCCGTCAGCTCGTTTGGAAGCGGATGATGTCATACCGCCAGACTTATACGAGCTTTGTTTAGCTGCACGGCGACGTGCATCGGCGGCTGCGGCGGCTCGGGACGATACCCTAAGTGCGTCAGTTTTTTGGGCGCTTAGTTCTTCCGGCACTTCTTGGGCAAACTTTTTTGTCTTTGCTTCACGTTTGACTGCGCGTGAAAGATTGGTAAGTTGATCAGTACGATTTGCGCTAGACACAGGAGTCGTAAGCCCAGCAGGTTTATCTGCGGCAGGGGCGGGTTTAACAACGAGGTCATTTGTTGCATCGCCTACACCCGGACGCGTTGTTCCGGTACCACCGGGCGTATAGGAGCTTTCGTTTGTAGGTGTAAAAGCATCTTCCAATGCTTCTACTTTTTTAGTGTCGCCGGTGTAAGAACTGGTCTTTTGGTCGCCCGCGTCATCTTTGTCCTTACCTTTGGACGCCATGTACGCCGCGCCCGCAAGAGCAGCAAGACCCGCTAATCTACCCAAATTTTTCTTTGCCATGATTGCCCCTTTAGCAGGCTTTGCCGCCCATGTTCATCTTGACCATTTTGCCTTTGGTTTTGCCTTTGACAGCTAAACCATCGCGGCTGGGGGCTGCGGTTTTAACAGCGCCCATCTTGCTGGCAGTCATGCCGCCTTTGGCCATTTTCTTCATGCCTGCTTCTTTCATTTCGTGCTTAATCATTGATGCAGGTGCGCCCTTCTTTTTCATGAAGGACACTTCTTTTTTCATCATTCCTTTGGATTCTTTCATTTCGCCACCCTTTTTAAAAAGTTCGTTCTTACCCTGATTGGTCTTTGGTTTGTTAACCGCTTGCGCATCAGCGCGGCTCTTAGAGCCTTTGCCAAATTTCATACCCTTGCTGGCTTCGCTGAAGTCCTTGCCAACGGCTTTAGGCACTCCAACTTTCTTCGCAAACGCTGGGTTGTGCGCCACAGCATCCATGAATTTCTTTTGCTTATCACTTACTGCTGGCATCATTTCCCCGCTTGAAGGAGTCGGTCAATTTTTTCTTCAAGGCGGTTAAACCGTTGGTCAATGTGGTCAGTAACTCTTTGCACTTCTGAATTAGTTGCGTAATCACGGGCAATCTCCTCGCGTGTTCGGTTCAATAAAATGCTCAAGCGTGCCAGCTCGTCGAATTTTTCACGAATGAAAAACCACAATGCCCCCATAACAAGAGACAGACCCGCAGACCAAAGCGTGTTAATGTCCATGTCAGCACTTCCATCTAGCCAAGGAAGCCGCCTTACGGGTGGGCTTGCCTTTTTCATCTTTCATCGGGCCGGGCATACCTGACATGCGAGCGCAAAATGACTTCTTGCGGGGGCCACCTTGGGGCTGTGGAGCCTTCAGGTTACTGCCCGTTGCTGCGTTGTACTTGGCGCGGCCTTTGGCAGTCAAACCCGCCCCCTTGGAGACAGGCAGCTTTTCGCCACGTCCAACTGCAAGGGAGGGATTCTTCTTAGCCATAGTAAATCTGCGCCCCGTCAATAGAACTCATGTAGGCATAAATTCCATTTACTGCCAATACGCCTTCGCCGGGGATAAGCGGGGCGTTTTGGAACTCGTCTGATGCGTGAGTTTCATAGGTTAACAACCAACGATTTGCGCCGCTGACATAAAGCGCTGCTGGAGAACCTGTAATAGTCCCAGTATTGATGTCTGTGATCGTAAACGCATCTGCGGTTGTTACAGTGATAGCGTAATTCCCATCAGTGGCAGTGCCGCCTGAGCCAGTAACAAAGTGAATGCCGACAACAGTGCCGGTTGTTAACCCGTGCGCGGTTTTTGCAATCGTCACAGTCGCGCCACTACGTCCGTAAGTAACGCTTGAAGTTACTGGGGCTACGGTTGTATCAAACAATACCAAAGTCCCGCCACCGCCATAAAAAGAAACACCTTTTACCCTGTTTCGTCCAAGCACAAAAAAACCACTTTGGTTTAGGTGCCCTTGTCTTACATCAGTTTGCATCGTCATTTTGCTGCTCCAGTTCTGGTGCTTCTATCCTGTTTATGAGCATCTTGTACGCTTGGATCGTGGCCTGAGATTGAATCAAAAAAGTTTGGGCTTTCTGTGCTTCAGTCTCAAGTTCACGAATCTCAATCTCCAAGAATTCCTTGGTGATTTGCATTATGAGTTGGTCGTAGTCAACATGATGTAGTACGCAGTACCTGCGCTGTCCACAATCTTCAACGAGTTTGTAGCTGCGCCTTGGGTGTTAGCCGTGACCATGCCTGATGGGACATTGAACAAGTTTGCAACAGTGCCTGTACCGCTGTTTGTGAAGCGGATGAACGAAGCATTTGTCCAAGTGCCGCCGGAAGCAAAGTCAGAATCCGCTTGGATAGCTGCAATTGTGCCGCCGGGGTTGGTAGAAGAACCGCCAAGAGTGGCGCGAAGAGCATTACCTGCGCCAGAAATAGTGCCAGAACCGTTGATGCTCAAGCTAACGTGTGCACCGTTGACAGTACCGCCAGTAGCTGCACCAGCGCCTGTGACTCGTGTCAGTGCGCGAATGGTTTCGCCAGAACCAGTGGAAGTAAATTCCAATCGGTTATACGACAAGCGTGTATCACCAGTGGTGGCTGAAGTCGTAGCGTAAAACTCGGATACGTTGCCAGCAGTGGTTTCAACAATAGGGCTAGCGGCTGTACCACCGATAAAACCATTAAGGGAAGAGACTGGGCCGGAGAATGTGGTTAATGCCATGATTTTTTCCTTACATGCAAGTTAGGCGTATCTGTCTGCATGTCGTCAGCCGGGACTGTCAGATACACCGGAAAACCCCGGAATGGTTTGAATATACCTCAAAAGAAAAGGGGGCGCTAGCCCCCTTTCCATCTTTCGCTTACGCGCCAGCAGAGCCCCACATACCGAGGGGATCAGACCAGCCGAAGCTGTAACGCTCACGAGCTTTGTAACGGACGTTGCCGGTATCAAAGTCGCCGTCCATCGAGTTAGACAAAGGCATACGTTCAAAATGCTTCATGCCGTTGGGAACGTCGGTAATCAAATACCAGCCGTTTGTATCGGTCAAGAAGTGATTGACGGTGTAGCCTTCAGGGATTACGCCCATCTGCTTCAACGCGTTGATGTCGTTGTCAGCGGTTGAAACACGCAGTTCAGTGTCAAGCAAACGCTTGGCAACGAACATCAGTGAGGGAGGCACAATCATCTTGCGGGGCTTAGCGGCAATCAACAGACCACGTTCATCAGTCCATGCTGCGATTTGAATCACGGCATTTTCCAAAGAGGTTTCGTTCAAGTCCACACCAACGGTGGGGCTGTTGAAGTTCACACCGCCGTTGACCAGTGGGTGACCGACGCGAACGCTGGAAGCGTTATTACCAAACAAGGTAACGCCGTCACCGCCCAAGTAAGAGCCGTTGAAACCGTTGTTGATGACGGAAGCGGACTTAACTTGTTTGGTGAAGGCCATTGCACGAGCCAAGGCTTTGGTGTAGCGAGCAGACAAGCTGTCGTACAAGTTATCTTCAACCGCTTCTTCAGTGATTGAGAAACCCAAGGCAATGGTTTCGTGGTTGTAACGTGCTGTGAAAGCTTCCTGTGCATTGTCGTAAGCGATGGCAGAGCCCTCGTTCTTGACAGGGGCTGCACCAAAGCCAGCCAGCTTGGTCTCTTCTTCAAAGCTACGCTCAGATTTCTCTGTTTCGTAGATTTCTTTGTGCTCTTCGCCGTAACGTGCATATTCCATACCGAACAAAGCGTTCAGGCCGGGGAGCAGTTCTTTAAGTAGTTGTGCGCGTGAAATAGCCATTTATGTGCTCCTTAGATGCCAACGGCGTTGGTGTAGGCGTGTGCGCCGGGGTTGAACTTAACCAACACGTCTGGGAAGTTATCGGTAATTGGGGAAGCAAAACCAATGATCTTGAACGCGGCAGCGGCGGTTTGAGTGGTTGACTCCAATGCACTGGTCGAGTTACCTGTACGGGTATTACCTGTAGAAGTGGACTGCACAGCAGCAAAGAAAGTGTTTGCACCGAGGTCTGACTGGTCAGCAACGCCGTCCAATTGTGCTTGGAAAGTCACATTGGGGTCAGTGATAACGTATGCAGTCACCACACCAGTTGTGCCAGATGGGTAGTATTGACCGTAGATTACTTGACCCTGCGCGTTAACGTAGGAGCAACCAACGAACACACCCCAAGCGCCCAAATTGTTGCCACCAAGGTTGTTGGTAGTCAAGTCTGCGCCAGTAGCTGTAGACAAAGCGATGTAACCATCAGCGCCAATGATGACGACTTGCCCGTAAAACAGGTTTGTGCCTTCGCCAGCGGGGTCAATCAAGAACTGACTCGTAGCGCCAGCATAGGGCATGCCGTCGTTACGATTTACGGGAACTAGCCCGTAGGGGGAAGCTGTAGATGCCATTTAAGGACTCCTTGTTTATTTAGAACCTGAACCAAATCCGGCTCCGCGACTGACTGACGATTTTTTCTCGGCAAACAGAGGCATCATCGGGTTGTTATTTCGCATGAAGTGGTTGTCCACTGATTCCATCTGGTTCTGAGCTTGCTGTTCATAGTAATCGTCCCGAGAACGCGCTCTTTCGGCAGACATCTTGCAAAGCATGAGTCCACCAATTTCGACGTTTCCTGTCTTTTCACTACCAGTAATCATCAACTCAGGATGGTCTACTGCTTTCACCGGCTCCCAG